CGTGGCAGTGGCCATGGACGCGCCACGACCGGGCGCTGTTCAACATCGGGGACATCCCGACGTCCTCGACGTATGCCGCGGTGCCGGTCAGCCCGTCCACGGCCATGCAGCACTCGGCGGTCTGGGCCTGTGTCAACCTGATCGCCGGGTCGATCAGCACCCTGCCCCTGGCCGCCTACCGGGACGGCGACGAAACCCCGCTGCCGCAGTTGCCGCCGATCCTGCGGGCACCCTCGGCCGGCCAGCACCTGCCCGACTTCCTGTACGCGGCACTCCAAAGCCTCCTGCTCAGAGGCAACTGCTACGGCCTGATCGTCGACCGCGCCGGCGCCGGATTGTTGCCCAGCCAAGTTGAATTGCTCGCCCCCGAGCGGGTCGGTGTCCAAGTCGACGGCCGTGTCATCTGGCGGATCGACGGCCAGGAGGTCGACCCGGCCAGCATCTGGCACGTCAAGGCGTTCACCGCCCCCGGCCAAGTCCTCGGCCTGTCACCGATCCAGCACGCCCGACAGGCCATCGGCCTGGGGCTGGGCGCCGAGAAATGGGCGGCCAAGTTCTTCGGCGAGAGCGCCATCCCCTCCGGGATCCTCACCACCGACCAGGGCCTCACGGACGACCGCGCCGAGGAGATCAAGGCGCGGTGGCGGGCACGGCACGCCGGCAACCGAGACATCGCCGTCCTGGGTGGCGGCGCCCGCTTCCAGGCGATCGCCATCAGCGCCGAGGAGGCCCAGTTCCTCGAGACGACCCAGGCGAACATCCGCACCATCGCCCGCTACTTCGGCGTCCAGCCCGAGCTCATCGGCGCCGACAGCGGCAACAGCCTCACCTACGCGAATGTCGAGCAACGGGCCCTGGACTTCTTGACCTTCGGCCTCCGCCCCTGGCTGGTCCGCTTGGAGACGGCCTTGTCGGCCCTGCTCTCGTCGACCACGACGGTGAAGTTCAACGCCGCCGCGCTGGTCCGCACCGACCTGTTGACCCGCTACCAGGCGCACGAGTCCGCGATCCGCAGCGGCTGGAAACTCCGCAGCGAGGTCCGGGAGCTGGAGGACCTGCCACCCATCGACGGCATCGACGACCAGGAAGGCCCGGCGGTCGCATGACCCTCCACACTCGCCAGTTCACCAGCGCCCTCGCCGTCCGCGACGACGGCGACGGCCGCACCCTCCACGGCCCCGTCCTCCCCTGGGGCATCGAGGCCCGAGTGCTGGACGCCGGCCGCCTCGTCACCGAGACATTCGAACGGGGCGCCCTGGCCGGCACCGACCCCGGCCGGGTGCCCCTCACCGCCACCCATCCCCGCGACGCCGGCACCTTGCCCATCGGTGTCACCCTCTCGATCGAGGACCGCGCCGATGCCGCCTGGGGCGAGTGGCGGGTGTCGGACACCATGATCGGCAACGAGGTGCTGGCCCTGGCCCGCGACGGCGTGCCCCTGGGCTTGAGCATCGGGTTCGCCGAAGTGCCGGGCGGGAGCCGCTGGAGCGCCGACCGCCAGCGGGTGACCAGGACCAGGGCCGACCTCGACCACATCGCCATCGTGCGGACACCCGCCTACGCCGGCGCCGGCGTGGCCGGGGTACGGGCGCAGGCCCTGCGGGCTGAGAACATGGCCACCCTCCTCGCCCTCCTGCGACGTGCGTAAGAACAAGCAAAACCTGTTCGGCGGCTTTGGTGGCCGCTGCCGCGCCTGCAAGAACCAGTTCGTCGGACCAGGCGACCGCTGCCCGACCTGCGCCAAGGCCCTCCGCGAACGCCGCAAGCGCAAGCCACGATGAGCCGCACCCTCACCCGCCCCTGCCTCGACTGCGGCAAGGCAGTACGCGGCAAGCCCCGATGTCGGGACTGCCACGCCAAGGTGGAGCAGGTGAAGCGGGCCAAGCGGCCCGACCTCGACGACCACCACGAACGCGAACGCCGCCGCCGCCTCGTCGCCGACCACCGCGCCACCGTGGGCGACTGGTGCCCCGGGCTGGAGGACCACCCCGCCCACCCCTCCGCCGACCTGGTGGCCGACCACGTGGTGGAGGTGGCCGTAAGTGGACTTACGACCGGGCCGCTGCGGGTGCTGTGCCGCCAAGAGAACGGCCGCAGAAGCGCGCGAGTTCTGAGCAGGTACATGCCCATTCACCCCTCGCCAGGCGAACAGCCGATTACACACCTGACCAGCGGCGATGATGGTCCGGTGGTCGCGTGAGGGCCGGTCCGAAGGCCGACGTCGACCCCTCGCCGCTGGCCCTGCGCGGATCCAGACGGCGCGAGTTGGCGGTGGCGCGGTTCGCCCTCGACTACGTGCGGGTGCCGCGTGGCCATGGAGTCCGCAAGCCGCTGCGGGTGCGGCCCTGGCAGCGTGAGCTGATCGCCGCCACCTGGGATCAGCGGCCCCGGCCGCGGCTGGCCGGGTGGATGCTGCCGAGGGGGCAGGGCAAGACGAGCCTGACCGCCGTGCTGGCCCTGTATGAGCTGCTCGCCGGGGTCGAGGGCGCCCAGGTCGTGGTCGTGGCCACCGACGAACGCCAGGCCGGGCTGTGCTTCCGCGCGGCGGCCAGGATGGTGGAGCTCCACCCGGACCTCGACAGCCGGGTTCAGGTGTACGCCGACCAGCTGGTCGTCCCGAGGAGGGGGTCGAGCTTCCAGGTCCTGCCGGCCGTCCCCAAGCGGCTGGAGGGCCTCGACTACACCCTGGCCATCGTCGACGAGGCGGGCCGGGTCGAGCAGGAGGTGTTCGAGGTCGTCGCCCTGGCCACGGGCAAGCAGCAGGCCTCGATGGTGTTGGCCATCGGCACCCCGGGCCCGGAGCTGGAGGCGACGGTGCTGGGCCGGCTGCGCACCTACTGCGCCGACCACCCGGCGGATCCGCTGGCGGTGTGGCGCGAGCACAGCGCGGCCGGGTTCGAGCACCACCCGGTGGACTGCCGCCACTGCTGGACCCTCGCCAACCCGGCCGGTGGCGACTTCCTGGCCTGGGATGGGCTGGAGGCCTGCCTGCCCCCCAAGATGCGGGAGGCCAGCTTCCGCCGGGCGCGGCTGTGCCAGCTCACCGACCAGCTCGAGGAGGCATGGCTACCCCCGGGCGCCTGGGCCGGCTGCACCGACGCCACCAGGGTGATCCCTGACGGGACCGAGGTCGTGCTGGCGTTCGACGGGTCGTTCAACGGCGACACCACGGTCCTGACCGTGGCCACCGTCGACCCCCGCCCCCATGTCGACCTGGTTGAGTTGTGGGACGCCGCCGGCACCCAAGTGCCGATCGTCGACGTCGAGGCCGCCATCCGGGCCGCCTGCCGGCGCTGGCGGGTCCTGGAGATCGCCGCCGACCCGTTCCGGTGGGCCAGGTCCCTCCAGCTCCTGGACGGCGAAGGGCTGCCGGTCCTGGAGTACCCGCAGTCGCCGGGCCGCATGACCCCGGCGACGGCCCGGTTCTATGAGGCCGTCGTCAACGGGCAGATGACCCACTCGGGCGACAGCCGGCTGGCCCGCCACATCGCCAACGCCATCCTGCGGGAGGACGCTAGGGGCGCCCGGCTGGCCAAGGAGCGCAAGGACTCACCCCGGAGGATCGACGCCGCCGTGGCGAGCGTGATGGCGGTGGACCGGGCCGCCACCCTGGCCGGCGCCACCCGGGACAGCATCTACATCTGAGCCTAGTTCGGGGTGGGCACGTTCCCCGACCCGTGGGCGGCCCACCGCAGCCAATCCCGGGTGGCGTGGATATGCACGGCCCCGGCGACGACCAGGTAGACGTCGCGGCGGTCGCCGACGGCTTCCACCTCGCCGCGTTCGGTGAAGTGGTCGAGCGCGTCGGCCGCCTCCTCCTCGGTGCAGCCGGGGAACTGGCGGCACAGGTTGGCGACGGCCAGCCGCATGAGCAGCGACCGCTCCCGGTCGGTCAACCCCGACGGCGGGCCGGAGGCCCGGGTGGCGTACTCGGATGGGGCGGTGAAGGCGGGATGGGCGGGGGGCCGTTCGGTCATGGTCGCGCCCTCTCTCGTGGCGGCCGTCCCGACCCGCCGCAGCGGCGCCGGACCCTCCCTGAGCCTACCGCGTGGATGGCCTTGGCCGAGACCGGGATCGCCACGTAGTGGGTGACCACCAGGCCAGCCTGGTCCAGCTTCTTGGTCCGGGCGCAGTAGTCACAGAGGCCGTGGGTCAGCACACCCCCCACCACCCTGGGTCGGGGGGTGTGCTCGCTGTGCCCCCTATAGGGGGGGCACAGGCACACCTACCCCTCTGCAACCCGGGTGTGCCGGGTGTGCCGTGACGGCACACGTCCGCTGACCAGCGGTTATGGGTTTCGGGGTAGCGCCCACCAGCACTTCTCCCTCCCGGACTCGCCTTCGCCGTCCGCCAGGGCCTTGTCGGCGAGGGTGTTCAGGGACCTGGAGACGGTCGGCCGCGTCAGCCCGTGCCCGAACCGGTCGGCGACGCCGTCCACGATCGACCGCACCGCCAGCGGCTCGTCGGCTGCGCGGAGCACGGTGAGGATCTTGACCGCGGCCGGTGGCAGGCCGGCCAGCTCTGGGTCGC